CAATGTGTTTTACCGTCGCTTTGTTTCTAGTTATTTTTTGCATCGTTGGCGACAAGTTTTTAAAAGCCTCCGTTTTCTCGATGTGATGCATTGTGATAATAATAGTTTTTCCCATGTTGTTGTTATTTAGATATAAAATTTATTTCAAGTCTGTTCCTTATTTTAAAAACGTAATTCTGTAACAATCCGCCAAGTACTTTTTTAAAATGCCTGTCCTTAAATTCCTCCCCTACTACATTGTGATATTTTCCCGCTGATACTAAATTTACTTTTCCCGTTGAAACATCCTTCCATCTAATAATGAAATTTTTGTTTATTTCGGCAACTATTGGATTGTTGCTTTTCTTTGCCATGATTCCCAAATCTGTTTGTTGAATACAAATATAGTTAAAAAAACTAATTTAGCAACTTTTTTTGATTTATTTTGTAAAATAAAAAAACACCCCGTTTTCATAGTGTTTTTGCTTCTTTGAACTGTGACGCTCCAATCTGGTAAAAAATATAAGTCCAACCTTTTTGCCTAGCTATTTTTAACGCCTCTCCGTATTCCATTTGTTTTTTGAATACTTTGTTGCCTTTAATCGAAATCACTTCAATAACGGTTTCTTTTGCTAATGCTGTGTAGGTTGTATTACTCTTTCTTTCCGCCATGTATTTTGGATAATTGATATTCTTTCGAAAGTTCCGAATTATTTTCTAATTCTGAATTATGAAAGTAACAACATGCTTTTAAAAATCTCTTATCAATGTATAATGATATTTTATTATCTCTCGCCCAGTCGTCCGCATATCCTTTACGCCCTCTTGTATGTTCGCACGTTGTTGCTACGTTTTTGCATCCATCAATAAAACATTTAAATTTTGCCTCCGAAATAATTTCAATTCTTAGCTTACTGTAAATCGGCATTTCACGTAACCTTTGTTTTGAGAATTTATTTATTTTCTTTCTTGGCTTTTGTTCCTTAATTTTTATTTTGTTTTCTTTTGCAGGATTGCAATTTTTAGAACATTCGAAAGAACAATATTTATCCGTCGTGCGATAAAGTTTAAATTCATTGTTGCATTCTGGATTTGCGCAAATTTTATGTGTTTTAACTTTCATGTCCTTTAATTAAAAAAGCCCCTCGTTTCGAAGGGCTTTTGCTTGTTTTTAAATTTCCTCCTTTTGGTCTTTGAATAAAGCCCTTTCAACCTCTTCCCTTGTTTTAGGTTTGTCAGTTTGTTTTTCTGGCTTCTCTGCTTTTTTCGCTTCCTTTTCCTCTTCCTCTATTTTTTCGGACTCAAACACTATGTCCAATTGTGCTTTTTTATTTAAGAATCTGTAAGCGTGAACCTCTTTTTTTACCTCTTCGCAAAGTTCGAAACATTCGTCCTCATATCCCAAAACATCTTCCTCAAAAGCGATTCTAGGCGTAGCCAATCCAACCGAACCACTTACAGGGGTTGTGAATGACCCCGTAATCATAACCCCGAATTTGTCGCCTTTTCCGTTGAAAGTAAGTCCGCCAATATGCATTCTTGAAATAATTAATTTTTCCAAATCCATTACCTCTTTGTACTTGTCCAAGTCCACGCCTTGCAATAATTTTTTGGCTAAATCCGTGCCTTCCAAAAATCCCAATCTTCTTGCCATTAAAGGTTTTAACTTATCTAATGACTTTTGTAAATCTGGGTGCGGTACTGTCTCGCCCTGCTTTGTTACACTCCCCGCATCCGCTCCCTCTTCGTGGTGCAATACATCCGCATATTTCTTGATAATCTTAACTTTTACAAGATTGAAATCTTTGTACTCCAAAAGTCTTGTTCTTTGCTCTTCTGGCGTTCTTACTGTTTTGTTGTTCTCCATTTTTAAAGTATTTAAATTAATTATATTGGCAATGCCATTTTTGATAAAATATTTGTGCTTACATGTGTGTAAATCTCAGTTGTTTTACTGTTTGCGTGTCCTAAATGTTTTTGTATTATTCTTAAATCTGTTCCTGCCTCCAATAATGCTGTTGCGTTTGAATGTCTTAGTAAGTGAAAATGGTATTCTTTACCTAAATATTTTTTTACTATTTGATTACAGCTAGTTGATGAATATTTCAAATCAAATTGTCCGTTAAATAAAAACTCTTTTGGTCTGTATTCTGTGAAATAAATTCTTAAAATATCTAAAATCTTTTCTGATAATCCAACAATCCTATCTTTCCTCCCTTTGCTTTGTCGAATTGTAATTATCATTCTTTTACTGTCAATATCTGCTATTTTTAAATTACAAACTTCTGAAACTCGCATCCCTGTTGAATATGCCAAAGAAATAATTGCTTTGTGTTTTGTATTTATTATTTTTGATATAGCATCTAATAAAAATTCCTTTTCAATTATTTGTGGTAATTTTTTCTCCGCCCTTGGATATTCAATATGTTTAAATTTCAAAGGTTGTTTTCCTGTGTATTTATAAAATAACTTTACTGCTGAAATTCTGTGTTTTCTACCGTTAATTGAATTTGCTAACAATAACCATTCTTTAATTTGTTTTTCTGATATTTCAGAAGGTTTAGTCGCTACTTTATTAAAATGATTCAAAAATAATTTTACTTGATTGCAATAGTTTAAAATTGTGTTTTCAGCATAATTTTTTAACTTTAAATCTTCGGAATATAATTCCACGTACTTTCCGATATTCATAGGCTTATATATTAGTTTTATTGGCGTTTACAGATTATAATTACATATAGTAGTTAGTAGCTATTTAAACAGCGTTTTGTGTATAACGACATCATTTAGCCGAATTGGGAATTTAAGGCGTGCTAATGTGTGATATTTCAAGTTTTCGCATTCACAGCACTTTTTTAAGTTTCCATAAGTTTCTATTCGTTCACCTTGAATAAAAACTATTATTGATTGTCTTTGCATATTATTTTAGTTAATAAATGAGGTTTAACGGTTTCTTTAAATCCGCTTTGGTATTTTACAGTAACGGTTTTTGTATTTATTTTTATTATTTCAACTTTATTATTAAATGTTTCGAAAGCAAAATCGCCTATTTTAAATACATTTGGATTTAATTCAACAGATTTTTTATACTTTAATGGGTTTTGAATTTTATCTATTTTAGATTTTATTATTTCCAATTCTTTTAATAAATCTAATTCTTTGGATATTTTGTTTTCCCATTTCTTTTTAGCAGAACCTTTTTTAAAACCTACCATTCCGCCATAAAATGACTTTTTTAAATCATCTTCTTTGTTTAACACAGATTCTATCCTCTCTTTTCTTAATAACAACCTATCTAATTTTTCCATATTAAATAAAAATTCTTTCGTTAATTTCATTTTTAGATATTGGGAAAAATCTACCCATCGACCATCTGTAATATCTAATTCCTTTAGCGGTCATTTTAGAATAAATATTAAAGACTTTACCGTTTTCGTATTTTACTTGTTCTCCTGTTGATATAAATTCTGTAGACATAATTTCTATTTGTTTATTTTTGTTATACAAATATACGACTTATTTCTGCATAACCTAATAAATTTACAAATATTTTTAAAATAAATGTAAATTAGATAAACAGCTACTAACAATTGCTATAAAACAGTTGGGTATTATGATTAATTTAAACATTTGGACTATCCGAATGCTTGGGTCTTGGCTCGAAGTTTTGGGAATTTCTACCCCAACCGTCTTATAGCAAAAACGTTATGCGAGATGCTACGAAACCGTATAACTCATTTAGTTTTTTTTATTATAAATTTCTAATTCCCACAATGGAGCAATATCTTGATGCCAATATTTTCGATGTTTAACCCAAACTCTATAAACTACTAAATGGGAATCTTCATAAACCTTACTATCTAAAATATAGTCAATATGAACTTTGGATATATTGCTGAATCTTGGTAATCTTAATTTATAACTTTTACCTACTTCTAATTTTTCCATAATAATTAATATTAGTGTGAAAAGCACCATCGCATAACAACAGCTACATTTCAGCGTTTTATTAGTGATTAATTTGATTATTGTTTTGTGCTTCAATCATTCGGCAAATACGAAAAATTATCTGTGTTTGACCACGCCGAAATTGTAGCTGTGGACGTTATTTTTTCTTTAACCAAAATTGACCTAAAGGAAGTTTGCTTTTTATTCTGTTTGAAACTTCAAATTCATACTCCCCTATTTTTTCTTTTACAGGATATTGAATATTATTTTTAATTCCAATCCATCCTCCAATTTCAGCATGTACTTTTTCCTTAATAATAAATCTCGCTATTGGTTTATGCGGAAAATCTTTTTTATCTCTGACCTCTGAAAAATTTACTAAATGAACTTCGTTATCACTTTCGTAATTAAAAACTAAAACAGATTTTGGGTTGCTAATTCCGCTATGCTCTATCTTATAATCTGGTCTCATTTTAATTTCTTTCATAGTCTTTCCCCCCTTTCATTGTGTCCCAATCTGGTTCGTTTGTCGTAGCGTGTCCGCAATCTGAATTTTCACATTTGCAATTAATCCACGAACTTTCATTTTCAACTATCATTTCACATCCGCATTCTGGACACTCGATGTCCCCGCCATTCCCCCACACAATAATTGAATCCAAAATTTGTATAATTTCTTCATTCTTGTAAAACTCTGGGAATAAAATATTAATTGCGTCCTGTGCATCATATCCGCTTTGCGCAATCACTTCTAAAACTGAATGTCCGCAATCTTCCATATTTCCCGAAAGTAATTGTTCCTCTTCCATTTTAGAAATAATTCTATGTTCTAAATCTGATGTTGTTATTTTGGTTATTGATGATAACATTCTTAACCCGTCGTTTTGCTTAATTGTCGCTTTCATAATTTCTCTTTTTATGTTTATTGCGTTTTAAAGCACTATCGTTTCTATGCTTAATATTTCAGTTGTATAATGATGCCCGTCATCAACCGAAGTGTTGGCGGTAAAATCAAATTGTTGCTCCTGTTCTTTTAAAGATTTTTTCAAATATTCTTTATACTCTTTTTGTGTCATTTCCACCTCTAAAACATTAACAAGGGTTTGAATTTCTGTATATTTTATTTGAACTTTCATTGTTTCTGTTTTTTTAATTACTGTTTGTTTCGATTACAAATATAGTTAAAAAAACTAATCAAACAACTTTTTTTGATTTATTTTAAAACATTTTATCAATCTGTTTGTTTTGTATTCTTTCCCGCACCCAATTAATGTCGTCGTCTATTTTTACCAAAGCGAATTTTACTATACATAAAGCGTCCGATGTTTTAAGGTTTACCTTTACTTCTGGGAAAATTCTTTGGGCGTATTCTTTGTATCTGTTTTTTCTTTGGGTCTTGGTTTCCTCTGCTTCGCCTTTTACTTTCGCCACTTTTAACCCTAATGTCGTTTGCCATGAAATCGGGTACACTTCAACATAACGAATGCCCGCCAATTTAACAACCGTCAAGACTTGTTGATAATTGGCAAGCATTTTATTAATTGCAAATTTTTTTCCGCCCGCATCGTCCCCCGCTCCGTACATCTGGACTTTTTCAATAAATACAACAATGTTTTCGTAGGTCTCCTTTAGGTATCTGAAATATTCTTGCATCTGCAAAACATCTTTCGGCATGTTCACCGCCTGTACTTTCCCATTTGAAAACACAGCTATTCCCCCACCTAAACCAACATCTATTGCAACTATTGTATTTAATGATTTCATTATTCTATTTTGTTTAAATAATCCCTAATGTCTTTTTTTTCTTCAATCAGTTTTTCAAAATATTCCTTTATTGTTTTGTTGTTTTGTACGTTCCAAGCATTCATTCGCAAAACGTGTGTCATCTTTCTTTCTGCGTACTTGTCTATCATGCGTTTTCTTGCCACTCCTTGAATTAAATTGTTTGCAAGTAAGTATTTGTATGCCTTTCGAATACTTTCTTCCTCAATCGGCTTATTTTCGATTAATTCCGCCTCAATTAAAACCCTTGCAAATACATGAATGTCGAAATTAGGTTCTTTCTTGCTGTTTTTAAAGTCGTCAAATGAATCGTAAATTTCCTGTATGATGCAATTTGAATTTTGTTTTCTCTGCTCCTCTGGGATTGTATCGGCTAATTTTGGAACGTTCGATTGTGCTTTAAACCAGATTTGCGCCCTGTAAGTTTTGTATGCATTCAAGACTTTGGAATAATATTCAATCGAAAAGTCGTTGTAATGGCTTTTTTCTGGATTCCCGTTTTTATCCTTTGACAAATAATCATCTAACAAGCCAACCGCCATAAATTCAAATGCTAACTTAATATCGCTTAACGTTAATGTTTTGAAGTACTTTGTTAACACATCTGTAAATCGAATCAATCTATATTCGTTTGCTTGTGGTTCGTTCCAATCCCTAAATCCAATATCACGCAAAATATTTTTCCCCAATGCAATCACCATTCCCGCCAATTCTTTATTCGGAATCTCTTTCAATGGTGTTTTTGCTGATGCATTGGCAACCATTAATTCCGTAGCTGTCATTTTTTCCACTACTTGCGGAATCATTAACATGTCTTGCCTCGCTTTAATTTGTGGGTCATTCGATAATTCGAAAAGTTGTATTTGCGTTTCTTTTTTTTCGGGAATCATTTTTTTACATTTTTAAATAATCAATTGTTTCGTTGGTTATTGAAACATCTTTTTTGTCGTTTAACATTTTTAGTTTTTTAGCTTCATTGTCCGACCTCATAAAAGAACGGGCTGTTGCTGTCCAACCCGTTTTCGTTCTTTTCTTTTTTGGGTTCATGTCCGACCAATCCAGTACAGCACAATAATAATAATCCAAATTTACCCCTAATTCCTTTTCGCTTAACAATTCCAAATCGAAAGTTTCTTTTTTAAATGCTTCCGATTCTCTAAAAGTCTTTAATACTTCAACTTTTATCGGCACATCAAAAAGGACACTTTGAACTGGTTTTTTTCTCTTTTCCTCCTTTCTTTTAATTCGTATAGAATCGTTCAAAATGTCCCTTAGTAATTCCAATTCCTCTATTGATGCATCAATTCTTGAATCTTTCCCCAAATCAATACTTATTATTCTGCTCATGGAAACTCTATTTTAATTTGACTGTTTACACTTAAATTATTTAAAGCGTTCTTAATCTCAACGGCTTTGTTGTATTTCTGCTTCATTTCATCCGTTTTAACTTCCCTGTATCTATCACAAACCATCATCATAATTCCGACTTGTTCTTCTTCGTTGAAATTGTTTTTATCCTCTGTTATCGAAGTTAAAATCTGGTTCACTTTTAATTTTATTTCGTTTTCCCTGTCCTTCTTTTTATATTTTTTAAATATCTCCATGCTCTCCGTAAATTTCGTGTTTAGTGTATTTCAATATCGCTTTAATCAATTTTATACCGCTTTCATTTTTCGGCACGATGTAAAGTATTAAATGCAATAAAATTTCGCAAATGTATAGCCTTAATTCGTTTTCCATGACTTAGTTATTTAGTCTTATTGTTTTGTAGTAATCCAAACAATATGGGATTCTGTCTAAATATTTCTTATGTTCTAAGTCGTCACGGGTTATCTTAAAAGTTTTTACCCTTTCTTCTTTCGTGTAAAGTTCGTTATTCGAATAAACCAAATTTCTTTCAATCTGGTCAAGCAATGGTTTTACTTTCTCTTCCAATAATTGCGCCTCTTCGTCCGACATGTCGTTTGAATAAAATTCACGCCATTTATATTCCTTTTCTCTGGCAACTATATGTTCTGGACAATCTACAAGACAATAACGCAACCAAAATTCGTCCGCCTCTCCCAAATCTAAATAATCCCTTCCTTGCCAAACATAGTCCGCATCTAATTTTGAGTTCATGAATGTTTTTGTGTCCCAACAACATTTCACATCTTGAATAATCTTCTTACCGTTCAAAGTAAATTTATTATCCCATTCCCCCGTACGATTATCTTTGTAAACCCTTTGCGTGTTTTTTGTGTAAAATCTACCGTCAACATCTGTTAAAAGCGAAAATCCTAGTTCTTCCCCGAAAATCCCCTTATCCAGATACTTTGATTTTATTTGCTCATAATATCCTTTTTCATTCCATCGCCAAACATCTTCCACCGCTCCTTTTGCCGTGTCCGACAATTCAAAAGGCTTGTCTTTTTTCGCCTTAAGTTCATTCATTTTTGCTCTTTGAATGTCCGTTAAGTTTCCGCCCTCTCTTAATTTTGTTTGATACTTTTTTAATTCGTCCAATTGAATTTCTGTAATAACTCCCCCTTGTACATTTGTCATTATCTTTCCCGATGATGATGACCTAAAATAAATTTCGTTTGTTGCTGTCATTTTTATTATCCTTTTAATTGTTTTAATAAATTTTCCAATCCCCTTCCGTCTTTTATTGACTTCCCAGAATGCCAACCAGAATAAGGGAAAAATTTAACCCTGTCCCCAATATGTTCAAATTCAATTTCTTTATCGCTTTTGAATAAAATTTCATAACCTAAAGCCTCTATTGCTTCAATCGCCTTTTGCGTTCTTGGTTGTTCTAATCTTTTTTGCCTGTCTTGGTCAAGTCTTTTCCCCATTACTCCTTTGTTTTTAATTCCTGTTTTTTCTTTTCGTATGCCAAACTTAGTTTCTCGCTGTCAACTGATTCAAAACAATTTTCCAAAGCCTCCAATGTCTTTGCCGAATTAATATAATTTATTGTTCTTTCTTCAATTATCGCCCTGTTGCTTTCCTCTAGGCTTAATTTTTTTTGTCCGTTCGGATTGTCTGCATAATTTAAGTTTCCGTCGTCCTCGATTATGGCTTGGTCATAACGAATCGCCTTTTTCATTTCTGCCGATTTTGGGGCGTATTTCTCCAACAATAATTTTAATGTTGTTTTCTTTCCCATTCCGTCGAAATCCTTTTGCCAAAAACTGTCTTTATCTAGGAAGTTTTTAGACCATTTCCGCCCGTGTTCTGTCATTTCTTTCACGGTGTAAAACATTGACTTTTCAAAACCGCTTAACAAACTGAAATATGCAACATAACCAATCACTTTCAATTTTTTTCTTTTGTCTTGGTCTGGATTCCAATTGAATGATATTTCACCCGTCATCCTGTTTGTGCCTAAATATTCTCCCTCTCTTACATCTTCCGAATTTAACCCCTTAAATTGGTTTGAACGCAAACTTAATTGAATCAATCCTTTGTACCCTATTTGAAATTGTGCGTAAGTTTTCCAGATTAAACCGTCTTTTATTTTGTAGTGATTAATGGAGGCATGACCGAAAGAAGGTTCAATAAAAAGCCCTAAAGAAGCTATCACACAAACCGAATTGAAAATTGAAGTGTTATCGGCTTTCATCAAATTAATATCCTTCTGTACTATCTGTAATGATTGATGTAAAAATGAAATTCCGCTTTCTCCTAATATTTCCCTTATTTTATCCTTTTGCTCTTGCTGTTCGATAAAATCTTTATACGTTGTTGTTGTTTGTGCTTTACTCATTTTCTCTTTCTATTAATGCTTCCAAATCACATTCTAAAAAAGTCATCATTTTATCTAATCCAGTAATCCAGTTTGGCGTTTTCCCCGCTTTCCAATCTGAAAATATTTGCGCTTTATATCCCACTTCCTCCGCAAGCCTGTTTCTTGTCATTGGCAATAATGTTGGGTTTTTTTCATTGTACATTTTTATTGCCTTGTCAACGTTTATTCTTTTAATCCCTTTAATTTCTTTTTTTGATACGCCCATTTTATTGTTTTTTAGTTATATGAATTGTTATTGTTATTTTCTCTTTTGTCAAAATCACGTTTTCGCTATTCAGTTTCATTAATTTATAGCCGTCATTTACCAAGCCTCTAAATAATTTTGTTTGTCTTTCGTTCATGGCTAATTCATTGAATTGTGAAACTCTATTTGTACAAATTCATTTTGCATCACAACAACATAAAACCAAGCGTTTTTCTGCTTGTCTGTTTTGTAATGCTCTTTTATTTTGACGGCTATATTCTTATTTAAGAATACTTCTTTAGTGATTGTTTTTCCCATGATTAGTTTGTTTTATATTGCAAATATAGTTAAAAAAACTAATCTCAATCTTTTTTTTGATTTATTTTTTACAAAATAAAAAACCCCCGTTGGGCGGGGGCTTAAAACAACAAACATGTAATTAGGATTTTATTTGGGAAAATCTTAAGGCAAATATAATCAATTTATCTGGCTATCGCCACCCCAAATGCAAAACCTACCGTCACTTTAAATAAAGTGGTGTCATAAAATTTCTTTTTCTCCTTTACCTCCACATGTCTTATACCTTCACTTTTAATTAATTTATTCGAGTGTGAAACATCAATTGAATTTGTTTCTTTTCCCCAAAACCACTTTCTTTTTGTTCCTGTAACAATAATCAAAGAATCTTGAATGTCGAAATTAGCTACTTCTAAGCCCTTATTATTTGATTCATAAGTAAAACTATATTCCTTTGCTTTTATTTCGCCTGTGCGTAAAAAATCGCATGGTATCGAATCCTTATAGGTTATTTTAATAGTGTCAATTTTAATCCTGTCCCTATATTTGGTTATTGTCTTTATTTTGTTGAATTTCTTGACTATTGTTTCTGGAACTTGTAAAACCTCCAAAGCTTCTTTTTGACTTGAAACCGTTTTATATTCCTTCGTGTCTTTTTTTGTTGCTTTTTCATTTGAACATTTCGAAGCTAACATCGAACTAAGAACCAATGTTATCACAATCCAATAAATATTTCCTAATATTTTATCTTTTATAAATTCTTTCATGATTTGTTTTTTTTATACTCGTTTCATCCATCCGTTAAAGTTCTGTTCCTGCTCTTTGTCGCTCTCTACAATTGTAACATACCTCGAAAACTGCAAGCCGTTAAGTACTTTCAATAAAATATCTTTTCGGCATTTAAAATAAGCTTTCATTGTTTCCGCTCCCGCTATTCCGTCAATTTTCATGTCCGCCCAATCCCTTTGGTTTCTGTTCATTAAATTCAAAGCCGTTTGAAGCATTCGTCCAGAAGTAGCAACGCCCATATTGACGGCAATATCAAATAATTCTATCGCCTCTTTTTCTTCAAACAATTCTAAATTTATGTTTTTTGTTTTCCAGTAATGGGTGAAATAAATTTCTTTTGCGTTTGACAGGGTTAAATTTTCAATGTCTAACATCGGAAATGCCTTTTGTGAAATCCCGTACTTTGTTAGCCCCCCTCTGTCGCTTTTTGCGTTTGTGGTTTCCGTTCCTTCGAATCCCAAAATTGCTTTGAATGCTATTTCAAAATTATTCATTCTCTTGTGTTTTAGTCGTGTTGAACAATCCTTTCACCTTGTCTGTTATTCCAACGTTTACAATTTCAATCAAGTTATCCAGAATTATAAACGCCTTTCCTTTTTTTCCGAATCTCACTTCGTCATTTTCTCCTATCGATTGAATCTCTATTAAAATAACATAAAAAAACATTGTAAGTTTTATGTAAAGAAACATACTTGAAATCCAATGCGTCATTCCTAATCTTATGAACTCCCTTTCGGAATGGTAAACAAAAGCAGTTATTACCGTGAATACAAAAATCTTTTCTATCGCTCGCCAACCTTTCCCACTCTCAAATTTAAACTTCAACCCTTTATCTGCTTTCCTTTTTGTGTCTGCTTTAATCCCTGTATGAATGTCGATTATATTTATAATCAAAGCCAATCCCCACAATGTCATACTAATCCCGAATAGTTCTTTTCCCGATAATTTTACTATAAAATTAATCATGAATGAAAACAAAGTCCCTAAAGAAATGGAGGCAATGTATAAATCTTTGTGCGTAAAAAATCCTAATAGAAAGTTTCTCATATTTTTTGTTTTTAGGTTAATAAAAGTTTGTATCAAAATTAGTTTTAATTCTCGGTTATTTAAAATTTCTTTTTATGGTGTTGTCAAACTTATCGTTGAACGTTAAATTTAATTGTGCCTTTCTTGTTTTGTCCCCGTAAATCGTACCCGCATTTGACGCAAATTTTACCCCCGTTTTTACAAAATTGTATGAGTGATTATTTAGATTATAGTCATTCATGTAAATATCATTAGCCAATAACATAAAATCGAAAATTTCATTTGTCAAACAGTCTGGAATTAAATTTGTTTGAAATTTATATTCGTTTGCCTGTTTCATTGAAATCTGTCTTTTCTCGTAATTCCTGTTTATCAAGTTATCTTCCACAAATTGCGGTTCTCTCCTTCCAAAAAATGCAGGAACTCGAATTGAATGTTTCCATGATGTCCCCGTGAAATCGTCGCCCGTTTTGACTAATCTACCATTCATTACAATATCGATTCTTGTTGTATGGTCTGCAAGTCCTGTTGAAAATTGTCTAAGTGTAAAAACTATCGATGAAAATTCAACGGGTACGCCCGCAACCGTAATTCTTTTAATTACTTTATAATTTCCTTCCCCCAGTTCTTCCAATACGTTTTTCCATTTTACCAAATACCCTTTTAGTTTTGAGTTTGAAGCAAAGTCCCCGAAATCAAAAAATGTTCCGTATGTCGAACTATTCAAGGTGTATTCCGTTGCGTTTTCAAAACGATACAAAAAGAAGTTAGCCGTTTCCGTCGGTAGTTGTTTTTGATAATAAAAACCCGAATAATCATTTTTAAAGTCGTCGTTTGAATCTGCGTCCGCTAATGTAATATGCGTGTAACAACATTCTTTGAATACCTCTTCGGGCGGTTGTCCCGCAATAGGGATTTTGACCCCTAATGCAAAACTAACCGTTCTTTCTTGGTTTGGACAATTTACCACTAAATTACAACCAAACATCGATTCGTCGATGTGTACTATTTTCAATAATTCTGTTGCGTTGCTCATTTTTTTAAATTATAGTTGTTGTATTGCTTGTTGGTATGCTTCCCGCTCCACTTCTTCCCGTTATTGTAACCAAACAACTTGTTTCCTCATATCCTGTATCTGGATTAAATGTGTACGTTTCGTGTAGTTCTCCGTTTGAATCTAAAATTGCCTCTCCCGTTCTTGTTTGATGCAATGATTCTAAGCTACCCACTACTATATTTTCTCCAAATTCCAAAGAAGTAAAGCTAGAATCTGGGTCAATATCTAAAGCAAAACTTAAGCTTATTATTTCGTATGGTTCTCCGTTTATAAAATCTATTGTTCCTTCACCTCCTGCCGAAAGTGACGAACTTATCATTAACGTTGGGTTTGTTTTTGTGTATTGCAAAACATTTGAATAAACTTCTTCTAAAAGTGCATTTAAAGCTTTCAATCTAAATCTATTCAACGAATTTTCCAATGTGAATGTTTTTGTAACCCCAGAAAGTGCGCTAACATCCACCCATATTGACCCGTTGTATTTTTGCCAAATTATATCGGTTACTGCGAAAAACTCCCCGCTATAAAAAACAATTTGACTCGTTGCGTTTCCGCTTCTGTTTTCAATTGTATTTGTGTCGTCCCATGTTATTTGAGTGAAATCACCGCTTGTTACTGGTTGCGGGCATATTCCCGACATTACCCATCCTGTTCCGTCCAATGGGGCTGTCACCCTTATTATTGCCGTTGTTGGTTGTGCTAATGATTTTATAAATTTCAATTCCCCCGCCCCTGTTGTTGGGTTTCCTGTGTTTATTTCCGTTGGGCTTATTCCTAAATTTAACAACTGTTGGTCATACGCATTAGAACCGACATAGCCCGTTGTAAATATTTGTTCATTCCATTCTATTTCAAATTTATCTGGAACACTCACCGCATCGTAATTTATACCACATTCGCCAATGTCCGTTCCAAAATCTATTAAGAAAACAAAAGTTCCAGAACTTCCATTATAAGAAAACGATTCACTACAACTTATTATGTTTTGATTTGAAACCCCTTCCGTTATTCCGTACAAAAATCCGTCTTTGTCTATTGGCGTTTTTATCAATGGATTTGTCGCCAACTGGTCTTGATAATAAAAAGAACTTGTGCAATTTTCAGCGTCCCAAATAATATAATATTTTCTATAAATAACGGGCGAATCAAAAACATTTGAATTAAGGTTATTCACCAAAACATTAAAAACAACCCTTAAATTTTTCGTGTAATCAATGTCAATAAAAAAAGTCCCTTTCTTGCTTAATAATTCCCCATTCAATACCTCTGGCTTTTCCAATCCCAAAGTCATTATTCCCGTTCCGTAATCCGACCCGCTTACTGTGTCAATCGGCTTTCCTCCGTTGAATGAATCCACCGTGTCAAATTCTAAACCTAATTCATGTACAAATGGATTGAATGAATTTGGCGTTGTCGTTTCTGCCTCCCTTTCGCTTCCGTCTATTTCCGCTTTTGCAAATAACCATTCCGTTAATGGATTCCCTCCCGTGCTCGTTATTTCAGTAAAAAAATCAGTTGTCAATGTTTCAATATCGTCAATTTTCCATTCCAACAACTGAATCCCAGAAGAAACAGAAGCAAAAGACCTTTCGAAAAGTTCATCTAAAATAAAATACGTTCTTATATCGTCTTGGCAAAAAAATGAGTTTTCACATTTCAAATAATCCAAAAATAATTGATTTGAAAAACCTTCCGTTAATGATATTTTCAAAGAAATATTCCCCGATAAGTTTTCATAGTTATATTCCCTTTCAAAATTCTGTGTTATTTTTTCACCCGATGAAATTTCGTCTTGGAATATTGTAAACTGGTCAATCAAACTAGAACCTATATAAACGCCAAAAACAACCGTCATTTTATCGCTTAATGATGTTTGCGGTCTGTACAAATCTAAATTTATCCTTAATCTAATTTTGTTGTTTACTGGGTCAATCACACCTAAACCCCTCCTAAAAAAACTTGTCGAATCTTCGGGTATCAATCTCAGTTGTCCCGAAATTGTTTCGATTTCTGTTGATACGTTTGTCACCCAATTAAATTCGTCATTTATTGTTGAGAAATTTAATTCCTGTAATACTATTTGTTATTATGCGGGTTAAGAGTTAGTCTTATG